CACATTTACATTTGGAACTAATGGTTCACAAATTATTCCAAAGAAAGATAGTGATATTGCTGCACTCGCATCTTCCGCTGGTGGTAATAGCTTTTGTTTAGACTTTTCATCTGCAAGTGTAGCTTTATCCTCTGGTGTTACACCTACGTCTAACGCTGGTACAGTTAGTGGATCACTATCTAACTTAACAGATGGAAATTTTACAACTGAATGGCGAAGTAATGTTGATCCAGCAACTAATGTAGATAATGATCATGTAGCCTTTGATTTAGGTTCTGCAAAAGATGTTAAAGCTGTTAAAGTTACTTCAAGAGGCTCAATAACTGGTAACTTTAAAGTTCAGTTTTCCGATAATGGTTCAGACTTTACTGATACTGGAACAACCTTTAGTAATGTATCAATAACATCAACTGCAAATAGCGGTATACTAGACCTTACATCTGATAATCCTGGTTCACATAGATATTGGAAACTTATTAATATTTCTAATTCTTCTGGTACGTCTGGATGGGGTTTTAAACAAATTATTTTAGATTCAGCCGTTGGTAACTTAGGCACAGATGCTAGTGGTAATGGTAATGATTTTACTCCTACAAGTATAGATAGTAATAATCAATCTGAAAATACACCTAGCAAAGTTTACCCTGTTTGGAATCCTCTTGCAAGAGTTGGCAGCGGTTCAGTTACTTTGAGTGAAGGTAATACAAAAGCTGTCGTAGTTGATAACGGTGGAATTGTTATGTCACAAACTCTGCCGTTTTCTGGACTGTGGTACTGGGAAGTAGATACTGCGGATCAAAGTTTTCCTGGTTTAGGTTTAGCACAACAAAGTGCTATTGGATATACAGGCACAGGCGTTTGGGCTAATTCGACAGCGGAAACTCATATCTATCAGACGTACAATGGTTCGGTTAATAACAATGGCACTCTTACCTCAAGTTATAGTTCTGCTCAATCTGGGGCGGTTAGGTTTGCCGTAGCTTGGGATGGCGATAACAGAGCAATATATTTTGGAAGCATTTCTGGATCAACGATTTCATGGTTTAACTCTGGTGATCCAACAAGCGGTTCTAGCAAAACAGGTGCTATGCCTACAACTGGACTGCCTACTAGCGGTTCTGAGCCTGTATATTTTATAACAGTTGATCTTGGTGGTTCTTCCACTCAAACTCTTATAATGGATGAAGATGACTGGACTGGTTCAACAAACAGACCAGCAGATGCTAAAGCTTTAAATTCTGCAAACCTAACCGCACCAGACTATCAAGGAATAGATTACTTTAATTCTACTCTTTACACAGGCAATGGCACTGCAATTGGTTCTGGCGGTAAAGCAGTCACGGGCGTTGGGTTTTCACCCTCTTGGGTCTGGATAAAAAACCGAGATGCTACCGATGACCATGCACTATATGACATTGCCAGAGGTGTGACAAAGCAATGGGAATCAAATACCAATACCACCGCAAGTACAGAATCTGAAGGACTAACAACCTTTGGGTCTGATGGTTTTACAGTTGGTAATCTAGCCCAAGTAAATACAAATACTGAAGACTATGTAAGTTGGAATTGGCTTGCTTCTGGTAGCACCTCAACCACATCTCCTGCTGGAACTATAGCCAGCACTTCTTCTGTTGCTAATGCTGCTCACTTTAGTGTGGGAACTTACACTGGAAATGGTACTGATAATTCTACAGTCGGGCATGGGCTTGGTGGCATTCCAGAAATGATCATAGTACGCAACCTTAGTCGTACCACATTTGGTTTGATTTGGCATACAGATGGTGGAGGTGCTACACACACAGCAGACTTTGCTGTAGCTAACCAAGCATTTGCAGCTAACTCTACAAAATTTGGTGGAAGTGATGCATCTAATCCAACTGCTAATGTATTTAAAATTGGTACTCATAATGAAATAAATGCAAGTGGTGAAAGCCTTGTATTTTATGCACTAAGATCAATTTCTGGTGTGTGTAAAGTAGGAAGCTATATTGGAAATTCTTCTGATGATGGGGTTTACCTAAGTTTAGGTTTCAAACCTAGATACTGGTTAGTTAAGTGTGCTACTCTTGCTGACGCTTCTCACAACTGGTTTATTGCTGATTCTGCAAGATATACATTTAATGGCACTACCACTGCTGGTGGTTCTAATGGTGGTACATTAGAGGCTGATGCTAATACCGCAGAAGAAGCACATAATACAAACTTTGCAGACAATCCTGCTTTTGATTTTTTGTCTGATGGTATCAAGCTCAGAACAAATTCTGGCACAATAAATGGTACTGGAAGAACTTATGTTTATATGGCTATGGCAGATATAGGTGGTAATGGTACGCTACCACCGATCTACGGAAGATAGGAGAGTATTATGTGGGCAAGAATTATGGGGAGTCAGTTGGTAGAAATTATTCACCGACCAAAATCCATGACAATTAATAATGTACAATATTCTAAATCTATTTTTACTCGTTCTTGGACAGACGAACAGCGTAAAGCTATTGGTATTGTACCTTATGTATATGAAGGTAGTTACATATCAAATATGTTCTACAGCACTAATGAAGCTGCTCCTGCTGTAGAAGAAGATAGAGTTGTTGTTCGTAGAACACAGTCTGCTAATAATATAGATGATATTAAAGCAGCTATGAAAAATAGTGTGTCTAAAACTCTTGCTAATTATCTAGAGCAAACTGACTGGATTGTTATCAGAGAACAGGACAACGGCACTGCAAAGCCAGCAGACCTTTCAAAGTGGCGTACAGACCTTAGAGCAAAAGCTGTTGCATTAGAGACTGCTATTGATGATAAGTCAGATGTTGCAGGTCTTGAAGCTATGACAGTATATACAGAAGAGATGAGAGATGCTGGTAAATTAGCATCTGAATTTAATGAGTGGCCTGTTAATCCTAGAGAAAGTGTGGTATAATAAATGAAAACATTAATTGCTCTTACTCTTGCTGCTTGTTTTGCAATATTGCCCAGTTGCGTCATGGCAGAAGAGGTTTGGAAAGAAGGTGATAAGGTAGCAGCATTTTTTATCTGTAGAGAAGAAAAATCTATAATGGAGATTGCACTTGCTGATTCTAAAAGTAAAGATGAATTTATAGTTGAAATTACAAAAAAAAGAATTACTAGCAAATGTGTTGCTCTTAGACCGCCTGTACTTTTTGTAGTCGATAGGGTTCTTGGAAGTTATAAAGATTACGAAAAAAATAATACTACTATATTAAAAATAGTGCCACCAGTAAATAATGGCTTTATAGGTTATATTGTAGCAAGAGGGTCGCCAGAAATAAGTAAAGGAATTTAATAATGTCAAGTACATTTACAACAAATATACGCCTTAATAAACAGGGGGATGGAGACAATCCTAATAGCTGGGGTCAGGTATTAAATGAAGGTGTAATTAGTTTAACTGATCATGCCATTGCAGGTATTGCTACTATTAGTGTAGGAGCAACTACATCTGTTACATTAACATCTAATAATGGAGCAGCAGATGAAGCTCGTTCAGCTATTTTGCATATTAAAGGTACAGTAGGAGGAGCGCATAATACTATTTCTTTAATTGTTCCTGCTAATACAAAACATTATTTAATTAATAATGATGTATCTGCTAATACATCAACTAGTAATATTATTAAAATTAAAACTGCTGCTGGCGATGGATATGATATTCCTTTTGATAGTGTAGGGTGGGTTTATTGTGATAATACTTCAGTTCGTTCTGTAACTACCAAAGGTTTAAACCTAGGTACAGCAGCTAGTGCAGATATAGGAGTCTGTGCAACAAATGTTCCTGATACATCTTTAGCAGATATTCGTTATCTACGAACTTCTGTAACAGTTAATACAACTCTTTTAGGAACTAAAACTGTAAGAGATGGTCAATTTGTTATTAGCACTTCTGCTAGAGCAGTTAATCCTATTACAACATTAACTGATGCTGCATCTATTGCTGTTGACTTTTTAACAGGCAATAATTTTATGGTAACTCTTACAGATAATAGAACTCTTGCTGCACCATCTAATGCTACGGCAGGACAGACAGGTCTTATATATGTTGCTCAAGATGGTACAGGTAACAGAACTTTAGGATATAATACAGTATATAAATTTGTTAGTGGTTCTGTTCCTGTATTAACAACTACAGCAAATGCTATGGATATGCTAGTATATAGTGCAAGAAGTGCTACTACTATTGATGCAGTTATGCTTTATGATTTTAAGAGATAGACTATGACAGGGAAGCTAGTCAAACTTGAGTTTCCACCAGGCATATTTAAAGAGTCAACTGAATATGCTGAAGAAGGAAAATGGTTTAACGCAGATCGAGTTCGTTTTCGAGATGGTAAACCTGAGTGTCTTAGAGGATATGAAACTAAGATAAACGATACCTTTGAAGGTAATGCTAGAGATTTATTAACTTGGATTGATAATAGCCAAACTAAAAGAGCTATGTTTGGTACAGATAAAAAACTTTTTGAATTTCATGGTGATTCACTATTTGATGTTACACCAATAGTATCTACTGTTACACTTACAAATTGTTTTGGTACGTCTGCTGGATCAAATATAGTATGCGTATCTGATACAGATAGTAGCACTGCTGTTGGTAATTTTGTAAACTTTACATCAGCAGGAACTAATCTTGGCGGTAATATTAATTTAGGAAATAATACATATGAGGTTAAATCTGTTATAAATGCTAACGTATATAAAATTAGTGTAACAGATGCAGCAGATGCTACAAGCACGCAATCAGGAAGTGCTACTTTAAATTATTTAATTTCAACAGGTACATCAACTGCTGTTGAAGGTCTTGGTTATAGTGCTGCTAAATATCAAGCAACTGTATGTGCATCTCAAACAAGAGCTTGGAACCAACCAGCATCAGCAGGATCGACAGGTTTAGTAACGCAGATTACACAATGGAGTCTTGATAACTATGGTGAAGATGTTGTAGCAAATAGGCGTAAAGGTCCAATATTCTTCTTTGATACAGATGCATCTACATCACCTATAAGATTAACTACTGTTACTAATTCTCCTACTACTATTGACTCTATTTTAGTATCTCCAAACGATAGACATATTATTGCATTAGGAGCTAATGAGTTAAGTGGTGCATATAATCCTATGTTAGTTAGATGGTGTGATACAAACCGTAGAGATAACTGGACTCCCTCGGTTAGTTCTAATGCTGGAGATAATTTATTAACTGACGGTACTAGAATTGTTGGTGGTGTTCGTTCTCGTAATGCTGTTAATATTTGGACAGATAATGCATTATGGGCTATGAGTTTTGTTGGTCCTCCGTTTGTATTTAAGTTTCAACAACTCGGATCAAACTGTGGATTAATTGCACCACATGCTGCTATTGATTATAATGGTGCATCTATTTGGATGGGACATGATAACTTTTATATTAATGATGGACAAGTAAGAGTCCTCCCATGTTCTGTTAGAAAACATGTTTTTGATGAATTAAACTTATCACAGTCTGATAAAATATATGCAGGAATTAGTTCAGAGTTTAATGAAATTATTTGGTTATATCCATCTAATAGTACATCTAATAATGATTGTGATAAGTATGTAATATATTCACCAGTTGAAAATTATTGGACAATTGGTACTACATTATTTACTACCTTTGCAGATCAATATGTTTTTGGAAATACTATTACTACAGGAACATCTATATTAGGTAGTAATTTATATGATAATGAACCTGTAGGGTTTGATACTCAAACAGGAGCGGGAGAACCTTTATCATCTTTTATTGAATCTGCTGACTTTGATATTGAAGATGGTAATCAATTAATGTTTTTAAATAGAATGATACCTGACTTTGATTTAACAGATGGTAATATTAAATTTTCTATTACTACTAAAGACTATCCAGAGAGTACAGAGACAGTTACCAAAGGACCATTTACTATTACAAAGTCCACAAAGAAAATAGATTTTAGAGCCAGAGGAAGGCAAGCCAGTATTAAAGTTTCTACTAATTCAACTGAAGCTAAATGGAGATGGGGTGCTATTCGTGTAGCATTTCAACCTGATGGAGGAAGGTAATGGCACGTTATCCTGATCTTCCTTACTTGTTAAATGTAACACAAGAAGAAACAAGAAAGGTCTATAATGCTTTAGAAAAATGGGGAGCAGCATTAGTTAATCAACTTGATTTGAGAGATCAAGAATTAGAAGGCGCTTCTGCTACCAACATTTTTACAGTTGTAACCGTTACAGATATTGGTCGTCCTAAAGGGGGAGATGTTGCATACTCTGCAAGCAGTGGTAAATTTAAAGGTTACGTTAGTACCGCTGCTTCTACAACATGGAAAGATTTTCATTAATGACTAACGAAGAATATTTTAATTTTGTAAACAACAGTACCTTGATTGGTAATCTTAATCAAGGACAAATCATGTTGCCACAATTATATAACATACAACAAAAATTTAATCCAATTGAAAATGTTTCTAGTATAGATAATAATGTACAATCTAATTACGCATCGTTTGGAGAAGGTGATGATTCCAGAAAATAGAAACTTTGAAGAGTTCATGGACTTTAGAGATATGATTCAAGGTGATGCTTTGAATGATCGTATGAAGATGGTTGAGTATATGTCAGAGAAACCTAATATGTATATGTCTACAGGAGGTTCTCTTAATGATGTAGCTGAGAAAGAAAAAGAAAAACGTATTGCTTCAGTAGGAGACTCTTTAGCAGAAGTTCATGTTGAAGCAATGTTAACTAAAAATCCTAATATGTTTGATAAATATTATAAACAACAAACTAAACTAGCTGAAGGTTCTAATTTAATTGCTAGAGGTCTTGCTAGTATGCCTGTAGCAGAAGCTAGTTTTGGAGGATTTATAAAAGATGTTGCTTTAGATATAGGTAAATCTTTTGTAGGAGATGTAGTAGGTACAGGACTTGGCGTAGCTGTTGATAGAGTTGCTAGTCCTGATGTAGCAAATTTTTTAAGTTCATCAGTTGGTAAAGGTCTTGTCGGAGCAGGTACAAACTTTGCACTTGATTATGCATTTAGTGATCTCTTTGGTTCTGGTTATGAACCTGATGCATATAGTTTTGGTACAGATCTTGCTCTACGAACATTAGGCGACTATGCATCAACTAAGCGAGGTGAACGTGCATTTTTTGGTGATTTACTTTTTGATGAAGATGAAAAGAAGTTGACTGATGAGGAGCGTGCACAACGAACTGCTATACAAGACGCTCAAAAAGAACGTATAGATCGAAGTAAAACTGATATTGCAAGTCCATCAGATTTCTTTGGTAGAGTCGCAGATTATTCTAGAATTAGAGAACCTGGAGGGAAAATATCACTACAAGGAATAGCAGGAAGAAGTATTGAACCTCTTGGTCGTTCTTTATTAAAAGCAGCAGCAACTCCTCAAGCACCACAAGGACAAGGTTTAGGATTGCAATCAATTCCAGGTAATCCATATATACCTAAACTGCCTCGTGAGATAGGTGGGATACGACGTATTCCTATTGCTCCAAAAGTAGATCGAGCAGAACTTACTCCAAATCAAATTAAACAACTTGCGGAAACAGGTTCTACTATTCATAAGGGTAAACGTATTACAAAACAAGACTTAGTAGGACGAACTGAATTTGCTCGACGTACTCAACTTGTTCAAGCAGCAGAAGGTGGTCCTTTAAGTAATGAAGAATTTGTAATGTCTTTAATGTATCCTGATCAATTCTCAGGTATGGTAGGTGGTGATGGACATGGTATGGAAGATAATGTTCAAATGCCTATTGTATCTGATGGAGAACAAGTTGCTACGTTAGCAGTTAGCCCTAAAGAATATGTAGTTGATGCATATACTATGTCAGCTTTAGGTAATGGTAATGCTGATGAAGGTGCGAAAATTATGGATGAAACAATTAAACAAATTAGACGCAAAGCTTATGGTACGTCCCAACAACCTAATGAAATTAATGGTGAAAAAGCTTTGAGGTTAGGTCTACAAAGTATAGCATAAAGGAATATAAAGATGGCATCATCATTATTAGGCACAGGATTCTTTCAACCACAGGCTCGTCCAGGTGGCGTAACTGTTGCACAAGAAAAGCTTGCAACAGAGATAGCTCCTTTCATGAAGGACTATCTTGAGAAAGAAGCTGCTCTTGCTACATTACGATCTGAAGGTCTAAGAGATGAAACAACTGGTGAATTAGTTCTTGATCCTGTAACAGGAGAACCTGTTGATCCTGGTGGATACAAAGCATTTACAGGACAAACAATTGCTCAATTTACTCCTGAACAATTAGCTGCTCAACGTGGTCTAGCTGGACTGGCAGGGTTTGATATTATTACTGATCCTGAAACTGGAGAACGATCTGTAACTCAAACAGGAACTGGACTTGCTGGCACTCGGTTTGCTGATGCTGAAGCTTTGATACGAGGACAACAAGAAGAATTTACTGGTGATGTAGCACAAAGGTTTATGTCTCCTTTTCAACAAGCTGTTATTGATATTGAAAAGAGAGAAGCACAACAAAAGTTTGAACAAGATGTTTTACCTAAAGTACAAGCTGCTGCTATTCAAGCAGGATCATTTGGAGGAAGTCGTGGCGCTATATTAGAAGCAGAAGCTTTGCGTAATCAACAACAGCTTCTTGGTGATATACAAGCTAAAGGATTACAGTCTGCATTTACACAAGGACAGAAAGCATTTGAGCAGCAGAAAGCTAGAGAGCGTGGACAGGCTCAAGCATTGATAGGACTATCTCCTGCTGAAAGCGCCCAACGTACTAGAGAGCTTCAGGGTCTTGAGCGTGTGGGTGCAGCACAACAAGCACAAACACAAACCGCACTTGACGAAGCATATAAAGAATTTCTTGAAGAGCAAGCGTTTCCTGAAACTGTTCTTGATCGTATGCAATCAGCAGCATTTGGTTTTCCTGCTTTACGTTCAAGGGTTACGCAGAATCCAACTACCTTTGGTCCTTCACCATTTCAAACATTAGCTACTAATGTAGGTGCTTTAGGTACAGGTGTTGGTAATCTTTTTGGTCAACTAGGTGGTAAGAAAGCTAATAAACATGGTGGGGTTGTATCTCGTCGTGATGGTGGCCTTGTACCTTTAGTTCGTAGACGAACACCAGGAATGACTAATCCTGAACTAGGAGACCTTAGAGGCACTCTTACTCCTATTCCAGGTCCAAGAGGAGAGGCTTTAGGTTCTTTAAGACAAAGGTTGAAAGAGAATAGAATATTACAAAATGTTGCTGGAATAGATTTACAAGAAAGACAAGATGCTATTTTAGAAGCACGGCAAAAACGTGCTGAAAAAGCATATCAAGCAAAAATAGATAGAGAACAAGCAAGGCGTGATCCTTTTAACTTAGGTTTTAACACTACTGCTTTGTTTAGAATGTTAAATGCAGCAGGTAGAGGTGATCCAGAAAGACCACAGTTTGAGGAAATAGGAATAGAAGCTCAAAAGATTTCAGATGAACGTATGGCTACAGATGAAAAGCTTGCTGCTGAAGATGCTCTTAGGCAAGAAACTTTACAAACTGCTAGAGAAGATGCTGAACTAAAATCAAAAAGAGAAAAATTTTTACGGGATCAACAGCGTTCAAAAGAAGATATAGATTTTGCAATAAAAGCAGAAGAACTAGATATTGCAAGAAATGAGTCTGAAGCAAGAAGACTAGCTGCTTTAAAAGATTCAAAGAAATATATGACTGCTTCTGAGTTTAATGCTTTGAGGAAAGAAATAGGACTTCAAGAAGGTTTAAGTTGGGATGAGGCAAATCAAACTATAGTACTTCCATCTGGTGATTCATTAGATTCTAAAAAAGGATTTGAATTATCAGTTAGATTATTAGATAGTTTAAAAGGGTTTACAAATAAAAACTCTAGAGATTTTCAAGATAGTTTATTAATAACTTTAAAATCAAAAGCTGATAATTTACTAGCTAACTATAATGTACCTAGCATAGGTACAGAAGGTAAAAAAGTTTCAGTTACAAAGCTTACAAATAAAAATTTAGATGATTTAGCTAACAAATCTCCTGCACAACAAGAAGAAGACCTTAAAGAAATTGTAGAGTCAGGAGACAACCCAAATCTACAGATGAGTGATATACCTACAATTATGAAGATAATAAAAATTAGAAGTGTTAAATAATTATGTCTGAACTATCTACTTTTGATAAAATTATTGCAGGAAAAGTAACAGGTTCTTCTCAAGAATCTTCAACTTCACCATCAACTTTTGATAAAATTATTGGTGGAGAAATAACGGATTCTTCTCAAAAACCTGTAACTTCACCATCAGCTTTTGATAAAATTATTGCTGGAGAAGTAACGGATTCTTCTTTACAACCTGTCGTATCTAAAGTTGAACAAGAGATAGACAAAGAAGAAGATGATCGTTCTGTTAATGATTTAATTAAAGACCCTAAGTGGATTTCATCGGGTGTGAAAATCTATGAGTATGAAGAGGGTAAACCTTTTAATGCTGCTGAATCTGGATATGATAGTCCAGGTGATTGGCTTGCAGATCGACATTCATCTTTAGCTTGGAACTTAACAGACTTAGGTCTTACTGCTGCTAAGACTGCATTAAATATAGATGAAATGCCTGATGATGTTAAACAAGCATGGGTTAACTCATTACAAGACTTTGATGCAGCAGATACTGATTTAAAATCTACACTTAGGGCATTTAAAAATACAAGTGCTGATCCTGCTACATGGGGTTCACTGATAGCTGGATTTGGCATTGGAGGTTTAGCTAAACTTATAGGAGGTAGATCAGCTACAATAGCAGGTAAGTTTGAATTAAAGAAACAGCTTATAGCAGAGTTAGCTAAACGTGGTGTGACTGAAGGTAGTGGTAAAGCTACAGAGGAGATTGTAAAGGAAGCTCGTAAAGAAGCACTTAAAACTGTTGGTAAACAATATGCTAAAACAGGAGCAGCTTCAGGAGCAACCTTTGCTGGCGCTCAAGATATTTCAAGGCAAAGTTTAGAAACTGATATAGGTGTTATTGATCCTGAAACAGGAGAAGTTAAACAACCAGATAGATTACAAACTGCTTTAACTGTAGGTGGAGGTGCTGTTCTTGGAGGAGTATTAGGAAGATATGGTCCAGTTGCAGCAGGTCAAATAGGAAAAAGTAAAGCTATCAAGGAGATGACTGACACAATAAATAAATCTCCTGATTCTAATATAGACTTACTAGATGTAACAGAAGCTGTACCAGGAAAACCTCAAGCTCGTCATGCAATTACAGAAAGACTAGCTAAAATAAATACAGGTGCAGGTAGACTTTTTAGTTCTGCTTCTGCTCTTCCTCCAGAATTATTTAGAGCAGCTATTAAAAAATCTAGAGGTGATAGGGCAATTAATTTTGAGCTTAAAAAATCTTTACGAGATTTAAATAAAGCTGTTAAAAATAATTTATCTGATCTTTCTGAAAAAGAAAAAGATGATTTGATTAACGGATACTTTGCAGGTAATGCTGCATCAATTCAAGCAGTTGATAATATTCCTGCGTTAAAAACTCAATTAGAACGTGTTAAAGATAAAGTTAATCAAAATGAATCTGCATTAAATAATTATTTAGGATTACCTGATAATCAAAAGTTAGGTGTTCAACGTGGTGATAATGAGATATATATTACCAGAACTTTTATATCTGAAAACAACCCTTTATATTTAAAAGATATTAGTAAAGCTTTAAATAATGAAAAAGTAGATGCAAAATTTATAAATAAAGTTGAGAATGCTAGAGAATATTTTAAAGGTTTGTATAAAAATAAATATAATGAGGATGAAATTGATGGTATTATTCTTAATGTAGTAGAAAGATTAGCTAAACCTCAAGAGGGTGGAGGTATTCTTCTTAATCCATTACAGATATTAAATAATGTTGTAGAAAATTCAACAATGTCTCCGCAAGCTAAAAAAATATTAGCAAAGAAAAAAGATTTAGATGAGCCTATCCTTGAGTTACTAGGTGAGAGAACAGATTGGACAGGTAACATAAGAAATACATTAGGAAAACAACGTAGACTTCTTAATGAAATAGAATATTTATCTAGTGTAGATATGTTTTTTAAACAAGCTTTAAATAAACAGAATGGTGGTGAAGGTGTTTATGTTGAGCTTGGTGGTTTAATACCTAAAAAATTACCAAGGGTTCGAGCTAGAGTTATAGAATCTCTTTCTCCTACTGGAACATCTGATGCTAGTGCTGGTCTTTATACTCTTGTAGAAAATACTTTAGGAAAAGATTATGCTAATAGAAAAGGTAATCAAATATCTTTATTAAAAGATATATACACCTCTCCAAAAATGTTAAAGTTTATTGAGGGAGGAATAGATTATTTTGGTCCAGTTTCTCAAAATCTAGGATCAACTGGCACTGGAAGATTATTACAAAACTTTGCTGCTTTAGGACAAGCAAGCCAAACAATACTTGATCTTCCTGCATATGGTGTAAACCTGTATGGAGCAGGACAATCATTTTTATCTAACGGTCATTTATTTAATTTAGCTAAAGGACAAGCTTGGAAAAAATCAGGGCAGCAATTATGGAATCAATATTTTGGAACTAATGAAGCTGCTACAAAATCTTTATTAAAATTAAAAGAACAAGGTGTTATTGATACTGATTTATCTGCTGAGATGGTTCAGTCGGCAGTAAATAATTTTGGTAAAGCTTCTATGGCAGAGTTTAAAAGTAGACCTGTACGAGCGACTCTACAAAGAGGACTAAGAGGATATCAAAAAGGGTTAGGTGGTTTAAGTGAGTTTTATGGAGCTACAGATACTGCCTCTAAAATAATGGCTCATAGTTTTGAATTACAAGACCTTAGAAAAATTTATAAAAATGAAATAAGAGATGGAAGAATTTCTGAGGATGACTTGTTTGCAAAAGCATCTGAAATAGTTAGGGATACAATGCCGTCTTATAGTATAGCATCTCCTTTTGCTAGGCAGCTTAGTAAATTACCTATAGGTACATATGCTTTGTTTCCTTCTGAGATAATACGAACACATAAAAATATTATTAAGAATGGTATTAATGATATAAAACAACTTAATAATCCTGAGTTAAGTGCAGAGGCTCAAAGAGGTTTAGCTATTCGAGGACTTAAAAGATTAACAGGGTTAGCTACAGTAACGTCAGGTATTGGATATTATACAACTCAAAATAATGAAGAGTATGGTATAACTAATCAAAATAAAAGAGTTCTTAATATGCTTGCACCTGATGGTTGGGGTAAAGGACAAAATCAATTTTTCTTGGATGGCATGATTCAAGAAGGTAATGGACCTATCATGACTCGATTTGCAAACTCTTCACAGTTTGATGCTGCTGATATTTTAAAACTACCTATAAGACAAATAACAGCTAGGTTAATAGCAGGGGATGATATAAAAGATTTTGAAGTAGATGAGGCTATAGCTGCGGTATATGATTCTATAACAGGTCCGTATACAAGTCCTAAGTTTTTCTGGGATGGTCTTGGACGAGTTTTACTTACACAAAAAACTAAGAATGGTAAACCTTTATATTCTGAGCTAAAAGGTGAAGAAGGATTTAGTACTGAAAATATTAGAACAGGCATGATAGAATTTGTAAAGTCTATGGAACCAGGAACATCTCAAGTAATTACTAGAGGTAATCAATTTGCTGAGTCTGCTGGTTATAAAAATTTAATAGATTATATTCAAAATGGTTGGAGTAATGAAGACCTTAATAGACTAGGTAAATCAGCTTCAGGATTTCCTCAAAATTTAGAAGACATAGAAAGTTGGATGACCACAGGTATTCGTACTTCAACTGTAAACTTAAATAGATCAATAGGATTTAATTTATCTGAACCTTTAAAACAAGCTGCTGCTACTCAGATAGCTTTAGATGCTTATCTTGGTAAATTAGACCCTAACCCTAACGGTATTTCAGATGAAGTAGGAGAAGAATTGCTTGAGAGGTATAAAGAACTACAAGAAAGTAAGTACCAAGCTATGAACGAAGTTGCAGAAAAGGTTGGTGTTACTTTAGGTATGCCTTATAAGAAAAGAATAAAGGATGACTTAATAGATAAAAATATTAATTATGGAGATATCATTAAGATGTCTACAGATAATTTTTATTATAATCCTAAAGAGCAACTAATTCAAGCAGGAGCTAAAAGTTCAATAGAAAATTTAGCTAGAACTGGTATAGTAATTCCTGATAAATTATTTGCAAATAAACAAACAGATAGAAAGTTAAGAGAAAAGTTTGGAAAAGACTTTAGAAACAATAAATATATAAAAGAAATATTGCGTCTATCTAACCAACCTAGAAAAATTACAGTTAAAGGTAATTAACATGGAACTAGATGCAAGATTATTAATAACACTAGGAGGTATGCTTATCTCAGTGATAACTTCTTTTATTGTTGTTAGACAAAAGTGCATTGAGTTAGAGGAAGATTCTAAAGCAATGCAAAAAAATATTACTGAGTTATATGATAACCTAGAAAAAAATAACATAGCAACTGAAGTTTCAGAAAATCGAGTTGCTGTTATTAGTCAAATACTTTCTCCAGAGAATAGAGAGAAACTTCACCGTTCTCTTGAAAGAATGGAAACTAGATTAGACGTTTTAGAAAAAAATTTAGAGAAAATTATACACATGCACAACGGAAAACATCCCCCTGTAGAGGAGAAGAAATGATAGACAATCCTTATTTTTCTATAGATGAAATGAAATGCCAAGGCACTGATGAGTGTGATATGAATGAAGCATTTATAGAAAAGTTAATTAAGATTAGAGAAGAGTTAGATCGTCCTATGATCATTAACTCTGCATACCGTCACCCTGCTCATAACAGCGCCATAGGAGGTGTGAAAGATTCACCTCATGTATATGGTAGGGCTGTAGATGTAGCAGCTATTGGTGATGTTGCATATGAAGTTATACGACTAGGTATGAAACATGGTATGACAGGCATAGGTGTTGCTCAAAGAGGAGTGCATGATCGTAGGTTTATACACCTAGATGATATGTCTGCTGATACTCACCCACGCCCTTGGATATGGAGTTATAAATAATGTTTACAGTTCCAATAGATAATACTGGTTTAGCCAGCTTTGTTCCCGTTCGTAGACAGGAAGGGCAATCTGTTGGAACTGATGATAATCAAGAGTTAAATATTTTTGGTCAGCTTGCTGGTCTTCCTCGGTTAGAAATAGCACGACAAAAGATTGAAGCAGGACAAATACCACAACAAAATACTGGTATAGGATCACTAAGAGCGCCTGATGAATTAGCTCCTGGAATACGTTCTTCAGGTGGAAGACGGCAACTTTCTCCTCCTCCTCGTCCTCCTTCTACTCCTACTGCTGACACAGTAGAAGCACCTGCAACAACTACTGACAGTATTGTAGGACCATTTGCACCTAGATATATTGGCGAAAGAGGAGACACAGGACTTTTAAATAAAATAGGAGATAAAATATCTGAAGCAACTAGTCGAGATGCATTTGGTGTAGACTTTGGTGAAGGAACATTTACAGCTTTCGGTAAAAAGAGAAATATAAAAAATACATTGATTTCAAAGGTTGTTAATAGCACACTTAACCAAGCTGCTATTCAAGCTGGAAATAAATTTCTAGGTGCTGCTGTCCCTGGCATAGGAAGGTTTTTAACTGATAAAATAACAGGTCGAGAATCTGATGCAGCAGATTATGGATTTGATGTAGCAACAGGCATAGCTGCACTAGTTGCACCTCCATTAGTGCCACTTATTTTTATTGCTAATTTAGCAAGAGATTTCTTTGATGATGATGATGATAGTGATAGATTTAGTGATCCAGATGTAGGATTAGGTATCAGCGGCACTGAATCTAGCTTTTTCTTTGGAGACACTACTGTAGACCCTGCTTTTGATACATTAAATTTTGATATGGAGCCAATTACTAAAGCAGACTTAGATGCATTTGAAAAAGCTCTTGCAGGTGGAAGTTCTTCTGGTGGTGGAAGAGGTTCTGATATAGGTGCTGGATTTGGAGGTATTGGTGGTCGAACAGGTGCAGATGATACAAGTGATAGCCCAAGCTTTACAGCCAGAGAACGAGCCTCTCAATCTAGAAGTCGTAGAGGTTCATCTAGATCACGAGGATCAAGCGGTGGTTTTGGAAGTTCAGCAGGGTCTGCATGTTGGATAGCAGGAACTCAAATATTAATGGCAGATAATACATATCAGAATATTGAAGATTTAAAAGTTGGTGATATGATTATGTCTTATCCAGAGGATCAAGCTACTAGGAGATGGAACACTCCTTTAGAAGCTAAACCAATTATATCTCTACTTGTAGATATCTCATCAGTTATTTGGCACTTAAATGACTCAATGGTTTCTGCAACTGAATGGATAATTAAAGGAGATGGTACTGCTGCCGTTGTTCAATGGTTAAATGTAGGAGATACTATATTAGGTGCTGATGGTGAACTAATTGAAGTAACAAGAGTAGAACCTGCTCAAGGTAAATTAAAGAACCAGGTAGTATACAATCTTGAAACCAAAGATAACTACACATATACAGCAAATAATATAAGAACTCTCAGAGGTAGAGCAGTTAGAGGGGAATGGTTAGGCGAAGATTACAAACTAGGAAATAATAATGCTTATGAAGGTAGTATGAAAGATGAGTACAATAGAAAATTTAAACAGATTGCTGCTTAGAATTTACACTTCTTAACTAGCTCATCTATCTTATCTTTACCTAAAGCTTGCATGTAATTAATAATCTCTTGCTCAATAGTTTCTGTAGATAAGTGTGCTGTCCTATCGGACTTAGCTCCTCGTACTCTAGATAATAATTCAAGTGCTTTGATAGCACTGTTTGTATGTCCATGAGTAGCAGCAAAGGTATACTGAGATTCTAGTTCATCAACAACATCAATATCTGTAACAAGTTCGTTTTCCAGTTCCTCAATTCTGGCTACGACTTCATCTATCTGCAACAATCTGTACCCTTGATTATTTGCAGACTTCTCAGAATACCCTGCTGCTTTTGCTGCATCCGTTGCGTTACGATGTAACACATAGGACTGTGCAAATTTTTCTTGTTTACTGTTTAACGACATAATAATTTAATAATCCATTAGCTAAGATAGCAATTGATACAGCATTAATAATAATCAAAGCTCGATCATTCCACATTAATGCTACAATCAACCATCCTGTTAATCCTATAATATGTACAAAAAGATTATAAGGAAAAATATTATTGCTTGTCAGCAGCATTCCAACTAATAGAATCAGGGAAGCTGCCCACTTGATATACCAATCCTTCGTGTGGAGCGGTGTCGTCTTCTTCAATGTATCCTCTTGGTCCTTTTCCAACACTTTCCCTTTCAATATCTTCATGGTTAAACTCAGCCCAGTATATCTCAAATGCTACACCATCGTCAAGTCCTTTAAATTGATGATACTCTCCAGGCTTTACCTTTGTAAACTCTCCAGCCTTTAAAATAGTTTGATCAATTAGATCATAAGAATTTTTCCACACTCTTATTAAGAGCCTACCACGCTCTACAAAAAATCCGTTCCATTTATATAGATGTTTATGTTTACTACACTCACTATCCTTTTTAAATTCTATGCGGTGAAACTCAAAAGAGTTATTTGAAAAAATATTTTGTGTAGTACCCCATACCTTGCCCTCTATCATACTAAACATCCTCCACATACTGTATTAATTATTGCTGATCCTACTACATAGATAAAATAAGACACTAGTAATATAATCATACATCTAAATAAATAATTATGGCTTTTGTTTTTCTTCAAGTTCTTTAAATTTCTTATCATAGTATGACCATGTAGCGGTTTCTTTTATGATAGAAAAAACTGCTAGATGTATACATCCATTTAAAGACAAACACATAGCCCCTAATAATAAAATCTTCATTACCTTTTCATGCTATTTCTAGCAACACCTTTAGCCTTCTCATATGAACGGGCTGCACCCAATCCGAGTAATGCCATGATAAGCCCTGTAAGCTCTTCAGTACCTAGCTCTGGAAGAGTAACTACAGGATACCATATAGCCAATGCCCATGATGCCATAGGTGCTAGTATATACTGCCATGCCAAAGCAAAAGCACATATCCACATGATAGCAGGTCTAGCTCCTGCGACGAAAATAGAATCATGTTTAGCTTGCTCTAGATTTGTTTGTGCTTGAAGAGCATCTAGATTAATTAATTGTGATTGAAGCTCTGCACTAAGTTTAGTTTTTAAATCTTTATCCTCTACAAATTTATCAAGAACTTTACCTGCAACTCCAATAACACTCTCTGCAATTCCTATCATTTTATTCTCCTCCTCTTATTGTATAGTCTGTCGCATGTCCTATCTTCTCACATGTTAAATATGTTGTAAGATTAGGATATTGTTTCATGATATCTGATATCAAAATGTACCACCATTCAGGATTGAATACACTAATATGTACATTCTCGCCATCATCAAAATGTTTAGCTGCTTTAAAGCAAGCCACGTTTAAGAAAACCATTTTGTTTGCATAAGAAAAAATTTCATTCAATACCCATTCCATATCTTCTTCGTTCACATGTTCAAGAACATCTGTACAAATAACAGCATCAAAGGTTCCTGTAGGTTTAGTAGCATGTTGCGGATAGGCAGGATCGTAACACGTATGACTGGTTAAGTTCCAAAGTTCTTGTAATGGTCGAGTGATAGGTTTAGCTTTAGGAGATGATGGCATTACAGTGTGACACTCATCCGTATACAAAAGACCTTTGCCACAACCATAATCAAGAAGTGTTTTGCATTCATGAACAATAAGTTTTGTTTGAATAACAGAGATATATTTTAATAAACTTTTACCATTAAAATATCCCTTACCTTTTGCATGAATTGTTTCATACTTTTTAATCAACTCATTGTATCGAGAAGAGGGAGCTTGTCTAGAAAAATTAGTCATCGAACACCTCCTCAAACTTAGGAGTAGGTCGTTCCGAATCAATAATCTTCCATAGTTCTGCTACCATTGTTCCTTCACCGTGAAAAGTAAAATTAATTGAAGAGTTTTCATCCCTGAAACTACGCTCACAATCTTGTGCCATAGCTAGAAGTTCACCTGTAGTCCAAAAGTCTATATCATTTACTGTGACTTTCATATACTTAGGTTTAGGGTCTTCATCTTCAGCACCTGTAGTCTCTTTCATTTGTTCTTCAGTAGGCTCTTCCATAGAACAATCAAAGCCAAATAGATGCATCTCCCTAAAGCCCATTGTATTCATGATACCAATAGATCTCATTGCTGCACAAGTACCACCTGTAATTAATGTAGACCCTTGAGGTATACCTAATTCACTTACAAGATGAACTTGATTATTAACAATCTGTACACCTCGTTCATCTTCATCACGTAGAGACTCTGTAAAAGCGTGCCATCCATAGATATCTGCACTTTTAGACATTAGATATTCTGTTACAGAAGGGTCTGTCATAGATGCTATAAAAAATTTTGTATCAGGATCAACCTCTTTAAATAATTCTTTTCGCACAATACCATGAGTGCTTACACCTGTAATAGGACGAGGATCAAGTACGACACAAGCCCACGGTTTAATACCATTTGTAATTAGTTTATTATAACTGTGTTTAACGCATACTACTTTACACCCTGGAATAGATTTAATTGTATCTTTAAGTTCTTTAATATTTAAATAAGGACCGCCAGAAACAATTAAAGCTGTTTTATTATGTGGACTAATACGGTGCATAAACCTATTAGGTTCAATCATTTTAAGATTAGCTTTAATATTATCACGAATATAATCTTTAGATACGCAATCTCTAGGATTAACTATGATAGGTACTTGTTTAAATTTTTTAGGTACTTCAGGTAAACTAGGATCATTTAACACTAAACAAATGTGTGCAATACCTCCACCTCTTACATCATCTGATGATGGTAGAATAAGTTTTCTAATACCTGTGTCTTCTTTATCAAACGATGTCCAACCATCATCTGTCTTTTGATCTTGTTTTACTTTAGACTCTTTAATATTTTCAAAGACTTCGTTCACACCTTTGTACTTATCAATAACATTTCGCTCTGAACTATCTTGCATATAATAATTATCTAGCACAATTATCTTGTTATGTTTAACATGTTCATATTCATTCTGTACAGTTTGTATACTATTACCACTACCCAACAATACAAAGTCGGCATCTTGTTTTGTCATAGTCTGTCGTGTATTACCTTTAATTAATTCAAAGGTAAAATATTTAGACTTACGCTTTAGCATAATGTTAGCAAAGTCTGTAAATCTTTTTTCAACTGCGTTCATTTTATTATGAGCTTTAACATTAAACTCTTCTTCATCTGTTTCAGGAGTAGCATCTTCAAACAAATCATAACCAATATAATGAACAGTATCTGTATGTTCAAACATAGTCATAGCCATTTGAATAGCTCGACCACCATTCCAAGTTCCTGTCTCTAAGATTGTTTTTTCTGGTTTATAATGTTTCATTACATCAGACAATAATGTATAACGGCTAGGTAGAATATCATATGATGTATCATCTGACAAAGAAATAAATCGTTCACCTTTTTCATCGCGAATATTTTTTAATGAAGAGGCATCTGCACCATTAAAGTGAAGGAACATAGGTGCAAGAGGAGACTGTTCAAATGCAGTATAATTTTTTGTATCTGCGTTCATTCCTAGATTAAGAACTTTTAAACCGTGAGCTTTATACAAAGTAAGAAGTCGAGTAAATATAAAAGTATCATGCCATTCTCTATAGTTAAATACCTCTCCTGATATATAGGCACCACGTAAATCTCCCAACAAATCTTGAGTAGCTTGGCTATTTAAATTAAACGCCATGAAAGCACCTTCATGATACTCTTGATCAGATCGTTCAAGACAAACTACATCAGCACCTTCAGGAAGAAGAGCTAATACATCTTTAGTTGTCATGCGTTTTAGCGTATAAGAATCTGCATCAATCCAGATAAGCCAACCAGGAGATTTATGATTAGCTACTAGATTGAATGCAGATTGAGTTAATGCAAATACTTTATGTGACCAACGTAACGCATCAATCTTCCAATTATAATCTACTGTCTGACCTTCAGTGCCATTATGTTTAGCAAATGTTTTTTGAAATGTATCATATGTATCTACATCATGTAACGATTTAAATGTAATATTCTTTACATTAGGAGTTACATAATTACTAAGATCAAGATCATGAGTATAGCATGTAAGGTTAATCTTAGGTTCCCATTTATCAATGACAGATTCTAAAAACTTATATGAAGTATCAACAAATAGACTTTCATTGAAAGATGTTACAAAATTAATGTTGGTCATTATTATTATTATTCCTTATAAAAAATACTTGTGTACTTCATTTTTAAGCACACCAATTGTTTGCATATATACAGCATCGTTGTTCCACTCTGCTGCATACTTGCCATCTATTTCACGTTTACATTTCCAATTATAAAACCAAGGACCACCCGTTGTAAAGTGAACATTCTTTGCTTCTAATTCTTCAGGAGAATGACCATCAAGCCAGTTCCATTCTTCATTAATACCTCCAATATCTGCTGGCTTATCAGGCAACCATCCAAACTTGTGTAGGTATTGTCCTGTTTGAGTGTTTACTACATGCGGAGTAAGCATTTGATTTTGAGGATGCTCACAATTGAACAGCATGAGACTTGACCAGTTCTTTCGATAATACGATTCTTGTTTCTGATTGTCCATCTTCGTATTATCTTTAGGTGCGTACTCATGCTTAACGCAATATAAAGCATGGAAAGGATCATTATATTCTTCAAACAATTCACAGATATCACTCCTTGGATACATGTCACAATCCATATACAAAGCCCATCCTTTATACATAGTTAAGGCAGGAACTAAAAAACGTGTAAATGAGAAGTCAGAAGAGAATGGTTTACCATCGATCTTATCAATCTTTTGTCCATTCTCTTCTGTATATTCTCTAGTATACAGACCTATTTTCTCTAGAATATTTTTTTTAAGTGGAAAAATATTCAAAGGATTTTTAGCAATACGTTCTAGATTCCATTTAAGAACCTCGTATGCAGCTTCTTCTTTAGGATCAAATCCTATGTAGATATTATAGGTCTGTGACATGGTTACTCCTCTATAGTAAAGGTCTGAGGTTGTTTCTCTTCAGGTAACACAATATTAATTTTAATATCTAGCACACCATTTTTAAATGATACACTATCTACAATAGCATATTCATTTAGTGAGAATAGTTTTTCAAATTTTCTAGAAGCAATACCTTTTATTAAGTATTTATCTGGGTTGTCATCTGATTTTACATCTCCTATTACAGTTAAAATATTTTCATTTAAACTTACAGTAATATCTTCACTGCTAAAACCTGCTAGGGCAATAACAATTTGATAAGATGACTCACTATTTCTAATAATATTATAAGGAGGATAAGAGGGTTTCTTATCTACGTTGAGATAATAGTTATCTATATTAGATAGTAATTTATCAAAACCAACTGATTGCTCAAAAAAATTATTCCACACATGAGATGGAAAGTTAGGATACGATCTGTTCATATTGTTCTCCTTTGTTAGCAAGAAGGTAGAGAACCAAAAGCATTCTCTACTATATTACGAATTATATCATATCTTAAATGTAAAGTCAACTAAATTCTACATCATCTCCTAATTCTTTTACTGACCTTACTAAATGTGAATGATCCATAAGTATATTTATAAGAGCCTGTCTAGAAACTTTTACTTCTTTAGCATTTTTTCTAGCTTTATCTGCTGCTTGGTGCAACAGATCAAAGTCTTCATCGTTAGTATATAATTTCATGGGGTCATTAAAGCTGACCAAGAAGAAGGAAAGCACTTTGCACATTGTATCTCAAGCATAGAAGATATCTCTTGAGTTTCTCTTTGAGCATCTGTTTTACTTCTTAAAGAACAGACCCTAGCAAAAGATACTAAACTACCTGTCCAGTACCATTCAGTAAACATACTCTGTGGAAGAACCATGCGTGCCATCTCTGGTGCCACACCTTTTCTAAGTAACTGTTGATAGGTCCAACTGCATGTCTGCATAGCTTGTTTATAATCATCTACCATAGCAGGGCCAGAGCCGTGAGATGGATTAATATCTATCTTCTTCTCTGAACTACCTTGCTTCTTATCATCTGCTTTACCTCTCCAATATTCTGGGTAGTAAAACTCTGGTTCATAATCAACATATCTCCTACTGATTTCATTCCAAACCAAACCCACCTGATGTTTACCAAGCTGTCTAGCTACAAAAATAGGAGCCTTGATCCTAAACTGAAGAGAGGTGTGAGCGAAGGGCGTCCAATGTTTATGTTTAGCAAGATAAGTAATTAGTCTTTCATCTGTTTCTTTAAGAAGATCACGTACAGGCCCAGCCTCTGGTATTGTTTCCCAGTTTGATTCTTTGTTAAAAGAAACTCTTGCTGCATTTACAACTGTAAGATCAGAACCCATATGATCAATAAGTGTAACTTCCATATTATTCATGTTCTCCACCTGGGTCTCCATCTGAATAAACTATCTTCTTACCATTGTGCCACTGATGGCGGCTCCTAGAAGGTGTATGGTATTTCTTAACAAAGTTAAAAGTATTAGGACTTCTTCTAGCAGTTTCAAATGTACTTACTGTCACTACTATAGCAACTATAAGAACGGTGTGAGCAATAAGGGTATAACCAAAGAATAATAAATCTCCTATCATAATTGAGAATGTAATACACCACATCCAAGCAAGTGTTTGTAGGACTAAATGTCTTACCTGTAAATCCTTTATATTTTTCAAAGGACTTATCTCTGCGTTCATCACACCGTTCCAACAGTCAAATACAAATTGTCTCATTTCAACATCTCCGTTGCTTTAGCATCAAAGCTATCTGTAAATCCAGAGTCAGGAAAATCTTCTACAGGTTTATCCAAAGTATCACCCATATAATGTAGCAATAAATCAATAGCTTCATGTATATTGGAATCACCTTTAGGTACAGTATCTTTATATTGTCGTAAGTAAAAAGAAGTTAATGTAGTTGACATACTATGCTCCTATATCTACTACCTCACACACGCCACCAGTACAGGCTAACTCTTGTGATCCACTAGTTGTATCTCCTCGTTCATATTCTTGAAGCTCATACCAATCAATAGCAGGAGGCATTCCCTTAGATAACTTGTTATAATCTTCAGCATTAATATCTTGATAAGGTGCTTGCTTATAAGTGTGGTCTGAGAAAGGTAGAAAAGAAATACCTGATAAAGAATCAAAGTGATTCCAACACCAAGAGCCTACCTCAAACCATTCATGTTCTTTAACAGAGATAGTAACTGAAGGTTTATGTTCACAGTAGTTATCAGCTATCTTTAACCACAGTTCAAGTTGTTCAATAGCACCCATGTCATAACGACATACAGCATTATCTGGACTTTTCATAGGAAAAGAAAATACTGTTACGCTATCAGGTGCTGTAAAGTCTGGCTCTGCTGGTATACCTTTGTCTTTGAGAAACATGGTCAGCGGGTCTTTGTTATCTCCTCTAACAGTCCTAACATAATAAGGATTATGTCGAGCATGTATACCAGAGGCAGCATCAACAAGTTGTGACACAGTACCAGAAGGTTTAACACATGTAACAGCAGTACTATGATTGATACCTAGTTTCTCTGCTAATTTCTTGTTAGTCTTAATAGCCACATCTCTTAGTTGTTGAAGAGCCTCTGGAGAAGCATCGTATACAGTAGGACAATCCATGATACCTGTGAGAGATACACCTAACAGACGTTCTTCTTCTGTAGTATCTTTCCATCGTTTACGTAGATAACCAAAGTCTGTAAGAGTCGATTGGAATGTACCTAAAATAGTTGCAATCTTAATCTTCTCTTTCAATGTAGCAATAGTATCATCTGCTCTACAAATAACCTCTGATAAATTACAGAACTGATAGGGACGTAATATAATCTCACAACAAGGATTAGTGCCAAAGTCAATAGAGCCGTCACGTCTACCGTTGGATGATGCTTTCTCCTGTGCAGATACACGATTGAAGATGCCACGCTCTCCGCTTTTGCTTTCATACAATGATAGCCACTCTTTCATAAAGATACCCATGTCAGGTTTCTCTGTGTAGCATACAGAATTATTAGAGAGTGCGCGTTGTTGATTGTCTACCCACCACTCACCACTCTTTGCCATACGCATACGCTCATCAGTCAAGTTAGAAAGTGAAATCAGAGCAGACCTTCTAACACCACCAACAACTACTACTTGACCAATCTTGCACATGATATCATGACACTCAACAGAGTTTAGTTTTCTGCCTTGTGCTTTCTTAAATGTTTGAATAGTAAAATCAAACAACTCTTCCAGAGGCGCAGGACCAGAAGCACGACCACCAAATATTTTAAGTCGCTCACCAGCAGGACGAACTTTACTAGTATCAATCTTAGGTATACGATTAGTATATAGAAGAGAGATTAAATCACGTAGCCCTCTAGCCCATCCTTCTTTAGAGTCAGCAACAGAAACAACATCATCTGTTTGTTCAAACTCTACATCAGGAATCGTAGGAAGTTTAGCAATATACTGACGTTCAACAGAGAAACCAACGCCTGTTCCATTCATAAGAATATATAGACACTCATCAAAAGAACGAGGTGAATCAATGGGAAGATAAGAACAGTTATAGCCAGCAACATTCTCACGGGCTAGAGCGGGACCAGCAGTCATCAAAGCTCGCATAGAACCAAGCACTTCAAGATTAAGCATAGCATTTCTAATCTCAGATAATTCTTCACCAAACAAATCGTAAGTATAATTATTACTTAAATGATTTACCATGAAAGAAAGATACCGATCTATCGTTTCTTCCCAGGTTTCTCTTCGCTGCTCTTCCTCTAACCATCTAGAGTAACGAGACATGTGAATGAATGATTGATAATTAGTTGGTAAAGTAATTTGGTTCATGTTGTTCTCCTCTATATCTTCTCAATTAGTTTTTTAAGATACCACTCTGCTTTTTGCAAGTCTTCTTTGGGCTTGTTCTTATGTTTATATCTCATAATATATTTAAGCATATTACCTTTTAAGTAACCCATAAACTCTTCTTCAGTCATGGACATTTCTAGAATATCTATTGCCTCTACACCCTGCATACGGTAATGCTTGGGACTATTAACCATATCATGTTTCGTAGAAGAACGAGTTGATTTGTTTTCTGGCATAACTAGTATCCTCTTCACTAAATATTTTATCAGCAATTGTCCGCATAGCAACAGGATCAACTCCTGCTACATCACATATGTATTCAAAGTTTTCACAAGTCACGCCTGAACAAGCATAGAACCAGGCTTTAGCAGCACTACGATCTACTTTAATATGAGTAGGCTCATTGGTAGATACTGGTTTAGTAGCATCTAACAATGCTCGAAAGATCACACCCATAAATAAAGAATGATACTCTGTATTATGAGTATCATTAAAAATAGATTCGTTTGTTATCGAAGTTAAATTATTAAGTATGTTTCTATAGTTCTGATTCATAGCTCTCCACTGGTCTATACCATTTTCCTCCTACATAGTTGTTATAAAATGCTGGTTCGTCTGTACCTTCAAGAACAGAAGCAAGAACATTATATTTCATTTGATAATAACATTCATAATATCTCAAGCTTCTTTTGTTTTTGTATTCAGCTAACATCTCAAACTTAAAATTTCTTTTACCTAGTTTTTTAATGTCTTCTGTTAAAGATTTAGAAGAACCCATATAAACTTTCCAATTAGATTGTCTAGCTTTCTTACCTTTCTTGTAGTGCCAATACTGCTTACATCCTATATAAGCTTTACCTGTTTTCTTATTTGTAATGATATATACAAAACCAAATTTATTTTGAATGTCAGGTTTACCTATGTACTTCCAATGCATTACCAATCTACAATCTCTTCTACGTTAGGCATCTTAGAAACTTGCGTAAGATATCTAGGGTTTGTTGCATAATCAAACACACGTAATCCTTGACCACCATTAGCATCTTTCCAACAATCACGCTTGTAATCACAATAGATGCAACCAACATCCAGCTTACGGTTGCCAGACTTACCATCAGGAACATCAGAATAACATTTAGCTGGTGGATTACTTTGATTAACCATGTCTTTAATATACTTAACTCTATCAGATGCATTAATCATTTCCATTGAATGAACTTTAGATAAACATATCTCACCTGTTTGTTTATTGATAGCTAGGAAAGCAGCTTCATTTAATCCATTAGCTTCAGCATAAGAAGATATCTGTGCAATATATCCAAAGGGATCATCAGAAGATACATAATTGTTTTTAAATTTATCAAAGCCTCTACCTGATGAGGACTTACAATCAACCAATACATTATCTATAACAGCATCTTGATGTCCTAGTACACCCTCAACTGATACTTCTTTCTGCTCATCTTTAACTTCATGTCCTGCGAGAGAAGACAAGGTAAGTAATAGTTCCTCTAAAATATAACCATATAAAAATTTAATCTTATCTTTACCTTGAAGTTCTATATTCTCTTTAACTTTTGAATGAGGAGATGCACTATACCACTGCTGCCTTTCAGGTTTACCAATAGCAGATAGTCGAAGAGTATCTCTTCTACGTTCTTCTTCATAAATAAATCTTTTTAAATGTACCTTTAGCGCATCACCAAACTTATCAATAATATTATCTACTTCATCATCTGACATATCAGGTACAGATGATTCAAACAGAGAATAAATATCAGCAACTAATGTATCAATTGTTTTCATAAAAAATAGGGGGAACTCCAGATATCCAGAGTTCCCCCTTCCCTAGTTTAGGACGAAAGAGGAATAATATCTTCGTCCATTGAGGAGAAGCCTTCATCTACTACATCAAAAGCATCTGATGCAGAGCCACCATAAGGAACCAAGTCTAGAACTTGTACTGCCTCAAGCGAAGCAGAGCGTCCCTTACGCTTCTGATACGTCCAATCATATGGACGATACAGAACATTTACAATCGAACCGTTACCTACCAACGTGTTTAAGATAGGTTTCTTCTGTCCATCCATAATATCAGGAGCAGAGTTAGCTTGTCCAGTTCGACGGTTCTTAACCTGACGTTTCAAGGTAATGTATTCACCTCGTTCGTCATCCTTGTTTTTAATACGATCTTCAAGGCCATCTGCAACCAAGTTAGCAATGGTGGATTCAGAAAGATTACCTACATCAATCTTCCATTCACCATCCTCATTGAAGGTGGTGTTTGGTGTGGTTACAGAAGCCCAATAAGCCGTGCCATTAATTACACCCATAGTATTTTCTCCTTACTAGTTAGCAGATATCTCTGCATGATTTCAAACGAATTATACATGATACAAAGCAATGTGTCAACTACTATTTTATTAATACAATGTTACCCTCCAGTTTATTTATATCATCCATACAAACCCTTGAAATTAAATCCTTTCTTCCTTTACGTTGATATGCTGCATACTCAGCCATATGAGTAGATGGTACAATATTTTCTAAGTCAATCTTATCTTCACAAAACTCTATCAATTTGTACCTATTGACTAATAGAAAATCAAACTCTCTTTCAAAAGCTATGTAATCTGCTTTGCCATACAACCATCCAGGTTTACCTCTAACATTTTTAAATTCAATCCAAGTCCATGCATCATTAACTTCTGAATCTCCTCTACTAATTTTCTTTCTAGCTTTAACGTCCACACTAAAATTAAAATGATAACAACTAATAAAGAAATCAATATGTTGATTCATATTCTGATCTCTATTAGCTTTATGTACTTTAAAATGTTCTTTCTTTGCTACCCTTTCAAAAAGATTTTCTGCTCTTTCTCCTGTTTGAAAACTCTCCCTCTTTCTTAGTGTGTTTGTAGCCATGTAGTTCCTACCTTATGTTCACTATCCAAAGGACAGTTTAAGTTTAAAGTTTTTGTAGTCTTAGTCATAGCATACTGGGTAATCTCTGTAAACTTTTTAACATCCTGGTTAGCTACTTCAAACTGATATTCATCATGAATACTCCCTACTAGTTTAACATCAAGACCTTGAGCATATACATTAGACATCATATGCACAAGCCATTGTTTACATACAACTGCTCCTGCTCCTTGAATTAAGGTATTCAAAGCAGAGAACGAATTACGTATGTGTAAAAGTCTACCGTCTAACCCTTTAATTAAACCAGACTCTGCTGCTTCTGTCACTTGATTACGTAGGTTACGCAAGCGTGGCATGTTTTTTAAGAACCTATTAGTAAGTTCTTGTCCCTCTTTTGCAGAGCCACCTACCACTGCACCAATCTTTGCTGGTCCTGCTCCATACATCAAAGCATAAATAAATGTCTTAGCTTGAGATCGATCCTGCAAGCCAGCCATCTTCATGTTAGCTGTATGTACATCACCATTAACAACCTCGTCAATAAAAGATTGATCTTTCATGTAAGAGGCTAGGATACGTAGCTCAAGTCCTGAAGCATCAGTACCTACTAACTTATGAGTGTGGGGATTACTAACGGTCCAAAGCTCACGACACTCAGCACCATAGGGAGAGTAGGAGGCTGGCACTTGTGCCATATTAGGATTGTTATGTGCCATTCTCCCTGTGATTGTTTTGAGAGTCATTACTTTTCCATGAACTCTGCCTTCATCCCCACACTTCTCTATCCAAGATCGAATCTGGGCTATACGCTTCTGTAATAAAAGATAGCGACTAAACATTCTAGCCTCGTCCATGTCAATCTTAGATAAAACTTCATCATTAACTATGATGTTACCTTTCTCAGTATATAATTTAGGTTCCCATCCACGATCCTGTAACACTGTGCCTATCTGTTGGCGAGAACCTATATTGAAAGGTATGTACTTTGTCTTTGTTTTTAACTCTACCTTTGTAGGTGGTATCATCTCTTGTGCATTATCACTCAATTCGTTTGCTTCATCTTCAAGGGTAGCCAATAGTGTCTGACCTTTCTGTATGTTAAAAGCAAACCCATTACGTTCCTGTTGATCAATTATTGCACGTACCTTGTATTCTAATTGTTTAGATTGAGTAGAAAATCTTTTACCTTCTTCTGATAACACAGTATATAATTTATAAGTGATGTTTGTATCTTGTTTACAATACTCAAGCATCTCAGGAGAATAGTAATCAAAACTATCTACATCACCTTTAGGCATATCTAACTTATCACCCCATGCTTTAAGAGAATGTCCTTCTTCTCGCACTGGATTGTATAACTGTGACATGATAAGAGTATCTTCAATCTTATTCAATGGTATACTCATATTAAGTAACTTGTTTAACCAGTATCCATCAAAGTTAATTCCATTGTGCATGATTAGCTTATCATACTTACTAGACCATGTAGGAAACTCTTTGCATTCATCTTCTGCCCAGGTATAAACCTCCTTTGTTGCTATATCTTTAGCTACAATACAGTGTAATTTAGTAGCATCTAAACCATCAGTTTCAATATCTACTACACAGTAAGGCATTAAAAAGGTATCTCCTCATCTACTTCTAGACCCGCATCAAATGGGTTATCTATTTGTGCCATGCGACCTGTCTCTTTATCATAATGTAGATACGTAGCAACACCAGTATCACCCGTGTATCTGTTCTTTAAGATACGAATAATAGTTGTATTAGCTTCAACCTCATCAGTCGCTTGTTGATTTCTCTCTAGACCAATAACACTATCACTCAGATGTGCAATACTAGCACTTCCACGCAGGTGTGACAAGGTAATTTCTTTACCGTTCTCATGACCTACGTCACCTGATGGCCTACGCAGATGAGATACAAGCAGCAAGCCACATCCTGTTTCTTCAACTAAGCTACGTAACTTAGTCATCAAGATATCAATAGACTTACGCTCATCACCAAAATCTTCTTGACCAGATACTAAGATTGATAGGTGATCAAGCACAACCCACTTACACTCAAGAGCTTTAGCCATAAACCTGACACGATTTAGTATCTCATCATTACCTATAGAACCAAAGTGATCAAAGGCAAAGAACCTACCAGTACCAATGGTGTCCTCTTGAAACTTCAACAAGTCCTTACGATCAAACTGATCTCTGATCTCCTTGATATACAATCGAGCATTAGCTTCAACAGCCATGATGTTAAATGCTGTAGTACGAATGCTTTCTTCCATAGCAAGAACACCAATATTATCTTCTGTATTTTTTAACAGATGATGCATAAGCTCCCTGATAATACTAGACTTACCCATGCCCGCACCACTAGTAAATGTTACTAGCTCTCCTGTCCGCATACCATAAGTCTTCTCATTAAGACCTGACCAAGGATACAGGCAAGTCTCAAAGTGAGCTTCATCATACAGAGAATCTTTTAAAGTATTAAGATTAATGATACCTGCTGGCGTAAAGGGTTCAGCATTCCACCATTCTTCTGTAAACTTCTTACGCTTATTCATCTTGATGTATTCATTAGCATCCTTGTACTCAAGACTAATGATACGGCATTTATTAGGCTCAAATAGTTGAGCTACCTTCTGTGCTGCTTCTCGTCCAGGCTTATCAGAATCAAAACATAGAACAATATTATCAAAGCTATTTAGATATTCAAAGGCTTGCTTGCAATCCTTCAAGGCAGACTGCGCTCCAGTTTTAATTGATACAGCAGGCCACTTAGAACCAAGCAACTCATAAGCAGACATAGCATCAAGCTCACCTTCACAGACAGTGATATACTTACCACCACCTTTACCAAATAAGTTTTGACCAAACAGACCTGCGCTTTGCATGTCACCTTCAGACCAGAACTTCTTACCTTCTACTTGTTTAACCTTATTACCTACAAAGTCTCCTTGTGAATTAAAGTACTGATAGATATGATGAGTAACCGTACCACCTTTAGTTTTAACATAAGTATTATATGTCTTGCACGTAGCTGCGCTGATCTTACGATCATCAATACCTTTAAGTTCTCCAACTGAAAAACCATCTCGTTTATTTTGCATTGGCACGACCACTTGTCCATCCTCTCCATGAAAGTGTGTGTTACAAGAAAAACAATGTGAGTATCCATCAGAGTGTCTTACGTTAGCATCGCTTGATCCACACTCAGGACACTCTCCTCTTTCTAACCATTTACCAGACATATCTAGTTCCTAATAATAGAGTTACCAAAATAATCTGTAAGAGCTTTTCTAACATAAGATTGTGATAGTACATTTGGATACGGATATATCCAAACAACTTTGTTAGAATTATAAACAGATAGCATACCTCCTTTCTTACGAGTAAACTTAAAAGATGCATCATAGTTTAATGCCCTAACTAAAATTATCTTGTCTATAATATTATCAATCAAAGTCTTCTAACGCCTGTTGATATAAGTTTTCTGCAAACTCTTTCTTGTCTAACATAATCTCATTTGTTTCTTCTCTAGCTAACTTCTTAGCTTCTTTGATATCATAACCTTCTTGTTTGTACTGTCGAGTGAGAGATCGAAACACTTGGCGTTCTTCTTTCTCCCATAAATTTTTAGTCATTGGTCAATCCTCGTTATCATTGTATGGTAGATCAGGAAAATAATCTTTAACAAATTCTATTATCTCTGATTGTTTATGAGGGTCATATCCATTTTCAGACATGAAAATAAATAAAGTATATACACAATCTTCCCACTCTTCATCAGAGACTTGACTTTCAAATTCATTTTTCTTTTCTTCTATCGCTTGCTTGATAGAAACAAAGTCAAATACCTGGCACTGTTTTTTATTTTCATCCATTTATTTTATATCTTTCTCTTCAGACCATTTATTATTAGTAAGATGTTTAATTCTCTGATGAGCTTTATGTAATTGTTCCTGTAAATCTTTAACATTTTTTCTTAGTATATTATTCTCTCTTAATAAGTCATCTTCATAACTCATATCATAAACTCCAGTGTACAATAAATCTTTAACTCTACCCATATCAACCTCGTTTCAAACGAATAGTATCATATTTTTAAGCACTAGTCAATATAAAAAATGTGAGTCCCTATTTGTTCTAATCTTTCCAAGTGGTTAGACCAAAATGGAACTACATAACTAGCATGGTAATGCGTAGCTCCTAACGTAGAATATACCATCACACCTCTAACAGCTAAAGAAGCAACATCATAAGCAACGCTAACTGATTTTTTATCTACATCATACCACTCTCTCTTACCATCACAGAAATAACTAAAGGCACATTGATTTTTTATTATGTTATCTTTCCATCTTTTCCCTGCATGTACAACACCACATATAGTATTAGGAAAGTTAGGTAAAGCAACTCTCTCTAGTATTACATTTGCAACTGCTAGCTGTCCTATAAAAGGTTCAGACCTAGCTTCATGATAGATTGCTTCAACCAAACATTTAAAGTTATTTGTTTCTTCTTTTGCATATGCTGTAGAAGATAAACATAATATAAATATTATTGATAATAATATTAATATTTTTACATGCGCCATGCGTTTACCTCTAATCCTACCCTTTCTTTGTGTACTGATCTTAAATCGTTTATTAAAGTGCTTATACTTTCAGAGGTTTCATCTTTTAAACTAGATATATAATTATCATTTACATCTTTAGATTGTGTGTTCTCATAAATAATATCCATCTTACTTTTTATGTTATCGAGAGTAGCAATTACATTTAATAAATTCATACTTACCTCCTAAATTAAAGCATCTACTATAGCTTCTACTATAAGTATAAACACATCAATAAAATCACTAGGTGGATAATACATTAGTGAAGCCTCCATACATGAATATTATTTTCTTCGTATTCGGAAATTTCTACATCCCATAATAGCTCAAGCAATTTAGCTGCGTCTTCTTTAGTTTTAAATGTTTCAACAGCGTTACCATAAGCATTAGGTAAGGGATGTAATTCCTCTAAACATCTATGTATATTATCCTTCGTTCCCTGAACTATAATAAACATTTCCTCTACACTTTCTTTTGCTTTCCTGTTTCTTTTTATCAGGGATAACTTGATGTTGCCTACGTTCTTTCCAGTAGGGATCACGCATCCCTGATTTATAAATACGTTCTACTTTCCTAGTTATATTTAAAGGAATCGAGGTATTGATTGTACTCATATTCCCATTCCTCCATCTGATGGTTTAGTATCTTATTGCATTCTCTTACTGATACATCTGTTACTGAAATAGTATTACTGTATCGCATGATGATAGTGTTCAAGTCTTCTCCACAAACAGTATCGGAAGATAGGCTAATTTGTACATGGTCTTTGAAGTTAAACTTACTCATTCTAATCTCCAATCTATATATTATATCATACTATACCTAAGTATGCAATCTAGAAGCCTACAAATTCTTCTCTGATTTTACTCTTTAAATCAGAAAGAGATTTAGCAATCTCAAAGGTAGAATCTGTAGGTTTAAGATCATTTACTTGATCTATTAAGTCATTGATATCACAAAACAATTCTGGTATTAGTCCTGTTCTGTAGCCCATGATTTCCTTACCTCTTTCAATCGTTTACTACGTTTATCTTTTTCTTCCTGGCTCATTCCTTTACGCCAAGGATTCTTTCCCATCCTGAAGGGCCACAAGTGGCAGGAGTAAACGGTGCATAGCTTTACTTCTGCAAAGCTCCCACCACTACACTCAATGCAATTATTTTTTATTGCCTTGAGTACAGGCACGCTTACATGCCCATGCTTGATTGCCTCATCTTTCATTACATACTCCTAATGTTGCGACAGATGAACGAACTGCTGTAACTGTCTTGTCACTGGACTGAAGCACCCAGCTTTGCAGATATCGCAATGTCCTTTCATCTTCTTATGTGTCTTAGGACACAGGAACATTTTTATATCAGAGTCTGGAACTCTAGTCAAGTCTTCATCTCCATAAAACATGATGCTCCATCCATCCTCGCGTAGCATTTGCCATTCATCTTTTGTATTGGATGGATCAACGCTTGCATTAACTGCCGCATTCTTCAATGGCATTATCATCTCTTCAATCAATACTTTCAAGATTGGATCGCGCCATGCACGGGTAGGTATCCACCATTCAGTATCTGGATTATCTTCTAGGATAGCCTTGACCTTGAGTACATCTGACCAAGTGGCAAACGCCTCACCTCTAGTCATGAAGCGCACCCGTTTGGTTTGCTTACGCTTACGTTGAAGGAAAGGTTTGATGGAAAGAGGATCAAGACTTTGCCAGATACTTTCAATCCTATCATCCCTGTCATGCATCTTGGGATAGAGTTTATATAACTTATTATTGAAACAAGTAGCCTTGCAAAACTCTGTCTTGTGTACGCAAGAACCTTGGTGGTTCTTTGTATCGTTGATGGGACGATCTATAGCGAACTGTCCTATGTCATCACACCAACGGAAAATATCATTCAGTTCTGTAGTTGTAGTCATCTCATGTATCCTTTATATATAGTATTCATTACCATCATAGACAACAATATCTAGCTTGTCATCTACTTCTTCATACTTCCAATCGTAATCAGACAGTTCACCTGCCTCATCCTCTGCTTTTGTACGAATGTACTCTAATTCAGAAGCGTTGAGTTCTCTGTCACTTTCAATCGTGACAGTTGCACTCTGTTGAACAGTGCGATACACTTTCACAGTATACTCTTTCATCTTTCTTTACTCCAGTAGTTGTCTTCTAGGTAATCATTTACATCATCTTGACCATAGTTGTCAAACATTATTCTCAACCACTCATGACTTTGCATTCCATCAATCATATGTTGACCCCATCCGTTAGGAGCAGAGCGCAAAGCATAAACATATTTCTCAGCGTCTTTTTCTATACTCATGGTGCCTCTCCAAAACCGTGACAAATTGCACACTAATCTCCATATCGTGCAAAGAAATGTCACGGTTTTATTCGTCTAATTATTTCAATTACTTACAAGCAT